TCTAAGCTACGGCTAGAGATACAACCTAAGCTAGACAAGGTGATTAGTGATGTCACTAAGTACATGGCACATGAGTGTGGTATCTATGACCCCAACCCTCACTCTACCTTACAGATAGGGCTGATGTTGTTCGGTGGTACACATAAATACCTAGCTCCTGTAGCACAGTTAGACCCCAAGACTGGCATGCCTAAGGTATATAAGTCAGGGCCAAGGAAGGGGCAGGTTGTTCTTAAGAACGAATCACATGAGACAGTGATCATAGGAACCTATGAAGGCATGGGTACTAAGACACCTAGCGGTCAGTGGGCAGTAAGCAATGATGCTATCTCCCATCTTAAAGATCCTATTGTGGAAGCTCTACTAGAGATGAGGACTCTGAGTAAGGACATATCAACCTACTATGTAGGGTATGGTGCCTTAGTGTGGGGCACTAGTGGATTGATACACCACTCACTTAATCATTGCAGTACAGGAACGGGTAGGTTATCGTGTACCTCCCCAAATTTACAGAACACAACAACGGAAGACTAACATGAGTAGGATAAAGGAATGCTTTACTTCAAGGTTTGAGGGTGGTGTGATAATGGAGGCAGACTATAGCCAGCTAGAGGTTATATGTCTTGCCTTCCTATCAAATGATTTGGTACTTAAGCGAGACATACGAATGGGTGTAGACCTACACTCTATGTCTGCTGCTAGTCTATATGGACTTACCTACGAGGTAGTCAGAGATGGCTACATAGCAGGTGATCCAGTCATGACTAAGAAGAGGAAGATCGCTAAGGCATTCTCCTTCCAACTACAGTATGGATCAGGTGCTGCTGCTATGGCAGCTAGTATTGGTGAGGATGTAGAGGTAGCTAAGGCATTCATCAAGGCATACTACGATAGATACAAGGGTGTTAAGGCTTATCAAGAAGAGGTAGCTAGGATAGTTAAGGCATCTCGTAAGCCTAGTAAGAGGCGTACACTATCAGGTATCCCTGCTGGTGTAGGTCACTACACTTCTATCACAGGTAGACGGTATGTCTTCCAAGAGTACGATGCACCTGAGTGGATGAAGGCTAAGGTATCATTCTCCCCAACACAGATGAAGAACTACCCAACACAGGGCTTTGCAACTGGGGATATTGTCCCCTTAATATTAGGAGAAGTGTATGAAGAGTTAAAGAAGAATCCGTTCTTAGGAACAAATGCGTTGCTTGTTAACACAGTGCATGATAGTATAGTCCTCGATGTTAATGCGAGCTATGTTAACAATGCAGCAAGTCTAGTCAAAAGGGTGATGGAGGATGCACCCCGATACATTAAAGAGACGTGGGGTATAGACTTTGATCTTCCCTTGTCAGTAGGCATATCAACTGGCCCAGACTGGGCAACCCAATCAGAATACACAATCATCTAGGAGTTAGACAACATGGCAACAGTATATGGTGTAGTAGAAGGCGTATCAACTAAGTTCGGTAAGTACTCCATCCTTGTGGATGGTACTTGGTATGGTACTAAAGAAGAGTGGGCTACTGTCAAACCTAACAAGGGTGACAATGTTTCCTTTGACAATGGTGGTGCTAAGTTCTTTAAGAACTGTACCATTGTAGGTGGTGCTTCACCATCAGCACCTGCATCATCAGGTGGTGGTGGTAAGTCATACAGCAAGGGTTCATTCCCTGTTGATCCAGAGGATGGTAGTCGTGCTATCTTACGACAGAATGCCTTGACCAATGCTCGTAATCTCTTTGGTGAATTGAAAGAGGGGCAGGATGTAGAGGCAGTGGTAGCTCAGATCATTGAGGTAGCTCGTGAGTTTGAGGCATTCACTTCTGGTGATACAGAGCGGTATGCAGCAGAGACTGCGGTCGCTGATGGATTCTCAGCAGAGTAGAGTTAACGGGTGTTTAGTTTTAAGTAAAACACTGGCACTGATAAAGCCAGAGACACAGGTCAACCCTGTAACACCCACCATTTTATATACTAGGAGTTACTTATGTACTGCACTAACATGAAGTTGTACCCATTACATATTGTTCTTAAGATCATTAATAACTATGTTGATCCTCGTGCTAGTATCTATGGCAAGGGTATCAACTACTCTATTAAGTTGAATGGTAAGTGGAGGAAGAGAACCCTAACCCTTGCTGAATGTACACGGATAGCAGAGGATTTATAAGCATGAGTATCATGAATGCTATATCGAATACTATGTTGTATAGTGAGCCTACTACTGGCACCACTATTCATACTCTTAACAGTCCTAGTGCTGGTGTTAAGCAGCCTAAGGAGGTGACAGCTAGTGCACTTCCTAATTGATGCAGACACAGCACTGTATAAGGCAGGGTGTTCAGATGAACAGCGTTGGTATGAGGTATCTACCATAGAGGGCGAGGTAGTACATGAATGCCAGTATAAGAAGGATGCAATAGAATGGATAGGGGATAAGCCAGACCTAGCCCTCTTCCAACAGAAGTCAGCAGGCCCATTGAAGAATGCCCTATCTAATCTCAAGACCTATATGAATAAGATCATAGATCATGAGCAGTGTGATACCTATGAGGTATTCATTGGTGGTACTGGTAACTTCAGAGAGACTGTTGATCCTACCTATAAGACTGACCGAGATCCCATGTCCAAACCCCTACACCTTGGGGCTATGAAGGACTACATGGTTAAGAAGTACAAGGCAGTAAGATGTGATGGCATGGAGGCTGATGATGTTGTCAGCTACCTATGTCAAAATGATCTTAAGAACAATTGCATTGTGTCAGTTGATAAGGATCTTCGTAACAGTCCGGGATGGCACTTCAATCCTGATAAGTTAATCATGGACTATGTTACTGAGGCAGAGGCAGACCTTAACTTCTATCGTCAACTACTGATGGGGGATGCTACTGATGGTATCGTAGGGATTGCTGGCTATGGTAAGGCAGCAGCTATGAGGGTACTGCCTGAGTCCATGCCTACTGAAGATCTATGTAGCATAGTATATGCTGAGTATATATCTAAGGGGTATGACTATGATTATTTCTTAGTACAAGGGCGTCTATTGTGGATGCTCAGAGAGAAGGGTGTCATGTGGACACCACCATTAATGATTGGAGAGACCGAATGAATAATCTAGAGAAAGCACAGTGGTTATCAGACCGCTGGGCAGAGGTGGCTCAAGGTGGGGTTTGGGAATGCCACTGGGGTAAGTGGGCACCAGCAGAGCATGGGCCAGATTTGGAGTCGCCTGTGCAGGATTGGCGCGTAGTCATGCCCCCCAAACTCAAGAAAATAGACCTGATACCTTTGATTGGATCAGGCTTGGACTGCGAGTTCAGCGACTCTGGAAGTATATGGTTCCCGCAAGGCCCATTGCTTGCTATTCACGGCAGCAAATATGTTGCCAAGTCTGAAGAATGGAATCACTGCCAACCCCGCAGGTCCCCGCACGTTCACTACTGGGGCGGTGGTGATGTGTGTCCAGTACCGGAGGGGTTTGTTATTCAGGTCGAGTGGTACGACACGCTGATGTATGGATTTAACGAAAATGGATTCCCGAATTATAGTGTTTTTAACTGGGCTGAGATTGTAGCCTTCCGCATCCTGCGAGTGGCTGACGGCTATACGCTGGGAGGTGACAAGTGATTAAACTATTGCGATTGTGTGCTGAGCAGCAGGCTGAGATTGAGCAGTTAAATGCCAGACTTGGCGTCATACAAGACGCAGCAGATCACTGCTTGATTGATGTCTGCCCAACCAAAACACCAGCAGTCTATGAAGCACTATGGGGAGCCGACAAGTGAGTGTTGATTATATAGACCACATGGGTAGTGACTTGACTGTAGTCAACAGTGCTAGGGTATCCTTCGATAAGAAGGTAGATACTATAACTGAGAAGGATCATAAGCTGATTAAGTACCTAGCTAACCACGGACACTGGACTCCCTTTGCCCATGTACAGGTGACTGTACTGGTAGAGGCACCAGTGTTTGTAGCTAGGCAGTTAGTCAAACATCAAGTAGGGTTGGTATGGAATGAGGTTAGTCGTAGGTATGTAGACACACCACCCACCTTCTATACCCCCAGTGTGTGGCGTAAGGCTGCTGAGAACGTCAAGCAGGGGTCTTCTAGTGAAGCTATACAGCACAATGGTGTAGCTGTGGACACATACAGGAGGGCTACACTGAGGATGGAGGCTGTGTATGAAGAGCTTCTATCTATGGGTGTGTGCTCTGAGCAGGCTAGGATGGTACTGCCACAATCTATGATGACCTCGTGGTACTGGACAGGTAGCCTAGTAGCATTCGCTAGGGTATGTAATCAACGTATGGAATCCACAGCACAGAAAGAAACTACTGACATAGCCAAGCAAATCTATGATACAATAGATGCTATTGCAGAGCTTCGGTATAGCTGGAGATCTGTTACTAAGAACATAAAGGAGAATGTAGAATGAGTGAAGCTAATATAAATATCAGTCTTGTTGAGGATGAGGTAGTAGTTAAGTTCAACATACCGGATGGTGCAGACCCAGCAATCGTTACCCTTGCTAACATAGTACACAAGACTCTCACTGACGTACTGGAGATCTTCAATGAAAAGAAAGAAGGCACCGACGTATAAAGATCTGTCTTCTGTATTAGACTGTGACCCTCTTACAGGGGAATTAACATGGGCTACGCAGGTAGGAAGGACTGCTAAACTGGGTGAGGAGGCTGGGCATCTTTGTGTTACATCTGGGTACAGGTTTGTGAAGTACTTGGGTAAACGATACATGTCACATAGGGTAGTGTGGCTACTCAGTTACGGTGAGTGGCCCACTAAAGAAATAGACCACATGGATGGTAATAAATCTAACAACGCTATTACCAACCTGAGAGATGTTTCTCATTGTGATAACACTAGAAACTCTAAGAGGCAGAGCAACAACACTTCTGGAGTGTCCGGTATTGGGTGGTATCCACGGTACTCAAAGTGGCGAGTACGGCTGTCTAATAAATTGGTAGGATATTATGAGGATTTTAATGAAGCAGTTCATGCTAGAAAGCAGGCGGAGAGGGACAGCGGATACCACACTAATCATGGGAGATCCACATGAAGAAGAAAAAGCCCCCTGCTTCTTACGATAGTTGGTTTGAGCACGACCTACACAAGAAACAACTCAAGGCATGTAAGTTCCACCCATGTAAGTTAAGCTACATACAAGAGAAGAAGTATGAGCCTGACTTTGTATACATGGATGGTAAGAAGACTATCTACATAGAGGCTAAGGGTAGGTTCCGTACCTCTGGAGAAGCAAGGAAGTATGTAGATGTTAAGCGTGGGTTAGGTAGTAAGGAGGAGTTAGTCTTCCTCTTTGCTGATCCAAAGAAGCCCATGCCCAATGCACAACGTAGGTCTGATGGCACTAAGAGATCACATGGAGAATGGGCAGAGAGCTATGGGTTTACTCACTACACTAGAGACAACACACCTGAAGAGTGGGGAATGAAATGACAATACACACACTACACCCAGACAAAGATCCTAATGTAATACTGGAGAGATGTAAGGGTATGTATACCTCACTGCTTGTAATAGGGTGGAGTAAAGAAGATGAGATGCTAGTAGATGCTAGTGACACTCTACCAGCTCATGAGGTACTGTGGTTACTTGAACAATTTAAGATGATGCTACTTATGTCAGGAGTAGAGATGGATGATTGATACCCTAATGACACACAGTGTCAGTGCTAACACTAGGACTAACGCAGCTAGGTACTCACACAACTCCATCCAAGGACACCATCATAGTGTCTTTGAGATCAGCTACTATGCAGACATGCACCAGCTTAGGTGGGCTATGTCAGTAGGTTGCTTGCTTGATCCTCATTCTGTAGCTGCTAGGTATGCTATACGGAATGTGTTGAAGCGCCCTGTACTGGGGTGTGGTGTAATTCAAAATGATACTAAGAACATATTAGTTATCTCTGACCTACACTTACCGTACCAACACCAAGACGCCTTAGACTTCTTGTATGCTACTAAGAGGAAGTACAAGTGTGTTGACATCCTTAATGTAGGGGATGTAGTTGATCATCATCGTGGCTCATATCATGAGTCAGAACCTGATGCTCTTGATGCAGAGGCTGAGTACTTTGCTGCTAAGAGAGACTGTCAGGTACTACAAGAGATGTTTCCTAAGATGATCATCACTAGAGGCAACCATGATAACATCCCTACAAGGAAGCTCATGACTGCTGGACTACCTACCTCCATGCTGAAGGATTACAATGCCCTGTATGGGCTGAAGGATACATGGGATTGGGTAGAGACACACAAGTTTGATTCACTAGGGGGTATACCTATCCTAGTACCTATGCAACTAAACAAGAGAGGGAGATGGGACAAATGAGTAGATTGAATGATGCTAAACCAGCAGACTGGGACTCAGTACATGCTGCCATGTACCTACGGAATAGACCACATGGTACAGAGCTAACCTTTGGTGAGCATAAGGAAGCTAGAGCATTAGATACACAAGTAGGTGGTAGTCATTACCAACACTTCCCTATCCAACCTGTGGAATTTTCCATAGCTAATGGGCTAGGATTCTGTGAAGGTAATGTAATTAAGTATGTGTGTAGATATAAGATGAAGGGTGGTAAGGAAGATCTTCTAAAAGCTAAACACTACATAGAACTATTAATGGAGAGCGAAGATGCCAAACGTAGTACTTAATATTGGTCATGATGACATCACTAGGATTGTATGCACCTCACTACATGAATCCATTAAGGACATTGCAAATATGTATGACTATGGTGAGTACCCTGACTATGTGGAACAAGATCTAGCAGCACTAAATAGAGTATATCAATATTATTCTGGTAAGGAGATAGAAGTATGAAGCACTATGGCCCCAAGCTACGGATCAGTGAAGAGAAACATGCAGAGAAGTATCGACTAGAGGGTGAGTCCTTCTATGAAGCACAGACTAGGTTTGCTAGTACCCTCAAGGATAGTCCTGAACACTTTATTGCTCTTAGGAACATTCTCCTAGAGCAACGGTTCATGGGTGGTGGTCGTACTCAGGCTGCTATTGGTGCTCCTCGTACACTCACAGCATTCAACTGCTTTGTCAGTGGCACTGTAGAGGATTCAATGAAGTCCATCATGCAAACAGCTACCGAAGCAGCAGAGACTATGCGGTTAGGTGGTGGTATAGGGTATGACTTCAGTAAGCTACGTCCTAAGGGGGATAACATTGTCTCACTAGGTAGTCGTAGCTCAGGCCCAGTGTCCTTCATGCAGATCTATGATGCTATCTGTAAGACTATTGCCAGTGCTGGACACCGTAGGGGTGCTCAGATGGGTGTACTACGAGTAGATCATCCAGACATTGAGGAGTTCTTACGAGCCAAGCAGAACAGTGATAAGCTGACTGCCTTCAACATCTCCATTGGTATCACTGATAAGTTCATGCAGGCTGTGAAGGAAGGTAAGACCTTTGACCTAGTGTTTGAGGGTAGGGTATACCGTACTGTCAATGCTAAGAACCTGTGGGAAGAGATCATGAGATCTACATGGGAGTGGGCTGAACCGGGGGTACTGTTCATTGACAAGATTAATGAGATGAATAACCTACACTACTGTGAGGACATAGCAGCTACTAATCCCTGTGGAGAGCAACCCTTACCCCCATATGGGGCATGTCTCTTGGGTAGCTACAACCTTGTTAAGTATCTTGTTCCTAAGAACAAAGGGTATGCCTTTGACTTCGAGCAGTTCAAGCTAGACATACCAGTAGTTACTAGGGCTATGGACAACATCCATGATAACACTGTCTTCCCATTGGAAGAGCAGCGTATGGAGTCACAACAGAAGCGTAGGATGGGGTTAGGGTTGACTGGTGTAGCTAATGCAGGTGAGATCTGTGGCTATGAGTATGGTAGCCCTGCCTTTATCAAGTGGTTGAAGTCTGTACTCACTGTATTCAGGGATGGTACATACAATGCTAGTATTGATCTGGCTATCGAGAAGGGGTCTTTCCCCCTGTTTGATGCTACCCTATACTGTGACTCAGGATTTATTAAAACCCTCCCAGAAGAGCTTAGAGAGCGTATCAGGGCACATGGCATACGGAACAGCCATCTGTTAAGCATTGCCCCTACTGGTACTATCAGTCTTACTGCTGACAATGTATCATCAGGGATTGAACCAGTGTTTAGCTATGAGTATGACCGAACTATACAGACATTCAATGGCCCAGTAGTGGAGGTGGTTAGTGACTACGCTTATCGTGAGTATGGTATCAAAGGTCGGACTGCTACTCAGTGTACAGAGCTTGAACACCTTAGTGTTCTTGCATTGTCTAGTCAGTACGTTGACTCTGCTGTATCTAAGACTATCAACGTAGACCCTAAGCTACCTTGGGACAACTTCAAGGATGTATACATGAAGGCTTGGGAGATGGGTTGTCGTGGAGTAACAACCTTCAACCCTAGTGGTAAGAGGTTTGGTATCCTTGTTGAGAGGGTAGTACAGGATGAACCACAAGCATGTTACATTGATGTTGAGACAGGCATCCGCTCTTGTGAGTAGTGATGTGAATCACATTCAGCAGTCCATCATCAAGGCTTTACATCATGATGGTAAGTCTGTAACATGGATTGCTGAGTCATTGGAACTATCTAGAACAACAGTTCATTCTGTTCTTAATAACAAAGGGGGTAAGAGACAGAGACAAAGGGCAGATAGGTATGAAGCATTCTTCAAGAGTAGTAGTAGTGGTTGCTACCTTAATGGAGAGGAACTACTGTCAGAGGATCAGGTTAGAACAGGTGATCCACTAGACTTACTACTGATTGAAGAAGAACTTACTAGACGAATGGAGACTGAAGAATGGGATTACGTGTAGAGAATAGTATGCAGGTATTTAAGGGTAAGAACATCGTAGCCTACTCATGGAATCATGGTAATGAATACACAATGACATTGGAGGATAGCAAAGGGGTACAGGAAAGAATCCGTGTACCCGCTTACATGAAGGAGATGTTTGAACAGTACTGGGCAATCACTATGGCTGATGAAACTCTAGCTGCCTAGCTACTTACCCATCTTACTAGCAATGTTCAACACAAAGTAGAAGGAGAGTATCAGGTTGAATGGGGTGAATAGTATCTCTACTAGGAACCCCTTCAACTCTGCTACAAACAGTATAGCCCCCGCATAATCAAGACCATACCCCAGACAAGCCCCTATCAACCACACCACACAGAAGACTGTATATAGCACACTAAGCATTACTGCAATGAACCTCCTAGTAGGAGATTGATGTGCAGTAGCCTTCATATAGTCCAATAAGAAGGTGGCTTTGTCCTTACCGCTCATCTCATCCAGATTACCTAGCTTTCTAATCCCATCAATAGCAGTATCTTGTAGCTTACTACTAGAGAACAACCCTCCGAAGAATGAAACCAATCCACCTAGCATATTAGTATGTCCATATTACCTTGCATGGTAGGCTAGGGTCACAGTCAACATGAATGAACTGTGAACTAATGCCTATCCTATTAAATCCCCTAGCCATTAGGCTATTTATAATCTTGTATCTGTTTGCTGTACTGGAACAAGCAATGTCAGCCGCATATCCGGTTGTGTGTGCGCTATGAGTAGCCCCTCCGACCTCGGTGTTATGCTTAAGGCAACGATATCCAGAAGTAATCTTAAATGGTACATCAGCTTGATCCCTTGCAATGTCTATCATGTTTAAGAACGTATCATCCATGTCTGCTACTCCACAACAGGAGCAGGCAAACTCTTCTATCTTGAAATGCTTCAT